AGTTAATAAGGAACAGTATGACAGTCTAAGAATTGGGGACCAAATGCCTGAATATTTGAAAGGAATAGGGAATTAGTGAGTAACGCTGAAAAGTTTTTCAAGCTGTATGAAGAACTAGCTTCAGATTTTCCGGACCATAAAGGGTTTATAGAAAGCCTGGGAGTAAAACAAGTTAGATGTTTTAGAAACAGGATAAACAAGTATAGAAAAGCGGGGACAGTTCCCCCGCCTTCTATGCTGAAATCCTTTAAAGGTGTAATGGATCCAAATTTTCTACTAGAATGTATGGATGAATACATGGATGATTACAAAAGTAACGATACATGGAAATTTGATAATATCAAAATGGAATTTGTCAATAGTTACAGAAAAGAAGAATCTGAAGAAGTCAAACAAAAAAAGAAGAATGAAAAAAAAGGCAGTTGCAAGGCGCTACCTAGAAAAAGTTTGGAATGTGGAAGAATAAAATTTACGCTTGCAAGCCGTGAAAAGCTTGTGAGTGATAAGTGTATCAAAAAATTAAAAATTAGAATGGAGGAACTCCTTTACACTGAATAAATCTAAAAGGGGCGTTTGATACACGCGCCCTAAAATAAAAAAAGCCGGCCTACTGCAAACCGACTTTTTGGAGTTATGAAAAATGAAAAAATAGGAGATAAAAATATTATATCATTATTTATAACAAAAAGGAGTTCGGGGGAATTGGTTAGTAAGGCACAGGATTTACTTGATGAATTGCAAAAATTGGACATTGATATTAAAAGCCGGATGGATGAAATCAATGAGTTGGAAGCTGGGCTATTATCAAGCCCGAAATTTCAAGTTGATAAAATATCTGGTGGAAAAGGCCGTAAAATTGACGACGTGTACACGCAATTAGTAGTCATGAAAGAAGCTATTGAACAAGATACCACTGAAATTATTAACAGAAAGTTAGAATTAAGTAGGGTTATCAATAAGCTGAAAGATCCTAAACAAAGAACAGTATTAAGGCTTACTTATATTGTTAAAAAACACGTTTTGGATATTTGTAACGATTTGGATGGTATTTCTATACCGACTTATTACCGCTTGAAACGGTCCGCGATTGATGAACTGGATAGAATTATTAATGGTGATAACGTTTGATAATCGCCGGTATAAGTAGCATTTTAATTAATGACACTTTAAGAGCACGATTGCGTCAATGTGATAAAATGTTAGTATCAAGTAATAGGGATAAAACAACGGCGTTTTATCCTTTTTTTGTTTAAATTTTACCAGAAAGGAGCCAAAACATGGGAATGACGGAAAGGCAGAAGATTTTTGCAGATAATTACATTATTTCATTGAACGCTACGGAAGCTTATTTGAAAGCTTATCCAAAAGTTAAGAATGGAACCGCTGAAGTAAATGGTAGTAAGTTGCTAAGAAATACTAAGATAAAAGCCTATATAGATGAACAGCTTGAAAAACTAAAATCTGAACGCGTGGCAGATCAACAAGAAGTGTTAGAGTTTTTAACCGCTGTTATGCGTGGTGAAGTCACGGAACCGCTTTTGGTCCTAGATGGTGAAGGCACTCAAAAAGTGGTACAAGCAAAACCATCAGTAGCAACAAGGCGGGCTTCCGCGGTTGATTTAGGTAAACGGTACGGCTTATTTGTGGATAGGCAAGAAATCACTCAACGGGTGGTAGAAATCGAACTTGGAAATTGGGATGATGAAGAAACCACAGATTAAAATAAAAATTAAAAATCCAAGCCGGGTTTTTAATAAGCACATTTACGACAAATTAACCGACTATAGCACCTTCACAGAAATCCACTACGGCGGGGCTTCCAGTGGAAAAAGTCATGGAGTGATTCAGAAAGTAGTATTTAAGAGCCTTCAACCTTGGAAATATCCAAGGAAGGTTCTTTTTTTGCGGAAAGTTGGGGCCAGCGTTTACGATTCTATCTTTGAAGATGTTAAACAATGCTTGGAAGCCTGGGGCCTACTTGGTACTTGTAAGGTTAATAATTCCGCTTATCGGATTGAATTACCAAACGGCGCCCAATTTATTTTTAAAGGGTTGGATAATCCGGAAAAAATTAAGTCTATTAAAGGTATTTCCGACGTAGTAATGGAAGAAGCTTCAGAGTTTACCCTAGACGATTACACACAATTGACCCTACGGCTACGGGATAAGAAACACCCTAATAAACAGATCTATTTGATGTTTAACCCCGTTTCTAAAGTTAATTGGGTATATAACGCCTTCTTTGTTAAGAAGCCTAAAAATACCGTTATCTATCAAACGACATACAAGGATAACCGTTTCTTGGATGAAGTCACAAAGGAGAATATTGAGGAACTTGCTGACCGGAATGAGGCTTATTATAAAATTTATGCCCTGGGGGAGTTTGCAACCCTAGACAAGCTTGTATTTCCAAAGTACAAAAAGCAACTCTTAAATAAGGATGAACTAAGTCACATTCCGTCAGATTTTGGCCTTGACTATGGTTTTATAAATGACCCTAGCGCTTTCATGCACGTCAAAATAGATGAAGAAAACAAGCGTCTATATATTGTTGAGGAATATGTCAAAAAAGGCCTGACGAATGACAAGATAGCTGAAGCGATCAAGGCCCTGGGTTATTCAAAAGAGATTATCCGGGCGGATAGTGCTGAAAAGAAATCTAATCAGGAATTAAGGAACCTAGATATTCCACGGGTGATTGATGTTATAAAAGGCCCTGGGTCAGTCATGCAAGGGATCCAATACATACTACAATATGAAATTATTGTGGATGAAAGGTGCGTAAAGACTATTGAAGAATTGGAAAACTATACATGGAAGAAAGACAAGGCTACTAATGAATATATAAACGAGCCGGTGGACAGTTATAACCACTGTTTGGACGCTGTACGCTATGCGGTTCAAGATCGAATCTTCCAAAAGAAAAAGGAATTAGACGTTAACAAGACGATTTCCAAAGTAAATCGCTTGTTTAGAAGGTAGGTAAAAGATGGATCATGTAAATGAATTTGAACACGGTTTGGATATTGAAGTTTCAACCCGTAATGATAGCTTACAATTTAGTAGGCTAGCTAATGAACAATTTAGATATTCTTCCGCTGAAGAATTGCTGAATACACCAGAAGGAAAAAAAGCCTTCCGGGAAATGCTGACAGCGTTTTTTGAATATCAAAAACAACGCTTACGGATTTTAGATTCTTACGCTAAGGGCAACAATTACAGCATTCTAAGCGGTAAACGACGGATGGACAAAGAGAAGGCAGATTACCGGGTAAGACACCGCTGGGGTGGTTATATTTCAAGTTTTGCTACTTCCTATGTTATCGGTAACCCGGTGACAGTAGGAATCATGGAAGGCGGAAACAAAGACCAGTTACAATCAATCAAAGAGATTGAATGGAATAATGATATTAACGCCCTGAATGGTGATTTAGCTTTTGACGCTTCTGTTTTTGGCCGTGCTTATGAATATCATTTCCGTGATCGCGATAATATGGACCGGGTGGTTTTGATTAGTCCTCTTGAAATGTTTGTGGTCTTAGATTTGACCGTGGAACAAAATATTATTTGTGCTGTACACCTTCCAATCTATAATGAACGGGTTAACATGACGGTTTATACTAAAGATCAAGTAATTAAGTATAAACCTTTTACTTATTACAGCCCGCGCCTTATCCTGGATGAAACTACTAAACATAATTATAACGATATTCCAGTTGTTGAATGGTGGAACAATCGCTACCGTATGGGTGATTATGAAAGCGAAATTTCCCTAATTGACGCTTACGACGCTAGCGAATCGGACACCGCTAATTATATGAGCGATTTGAATGACGCTATGCTATTAATTAAGGGCGATCTGGAAGCTATCGGGGCAACAGCTGACAACGTGGCTAAAATGAAAGACGCAAACACGCTACTACTTCAAACGGGAATTAGTGCAAACGGTCAACAAACGACAGCGGACGCCGGATATATTTATAAACAATACGACGTACAAGGTACAGAGGCTTATAAAAACCGTCTAGCGAATGATATTCACCGCTTCAGTCGTATTCCGAACCTGGAAGATGATCATTTCAATTCAACACAATCCGGAATAGCCTTACTTTATAAGATGATTGGGCTGGAACAAGTCCGAAAAGACAAGGAAACATACTTTACTAAAGCTTTGCGCCGGCGTTATGAGTTAATCAGTAACATTCATAAGGCTGTAAATGGTCCTAAAATCGAAGCTGACAAGCTAACCTTCACTTTCCACCCTAACATTCCACAGGATGTTTGGACTGAAATCAAGGCTTACATTGAATCCGGTGGGGAAGTATCACAAGAAACCCTACTTAATAACGCAAGCTTTACCGACTATGAAACGGAAATTGACCGGATCAAGAAAGAAGAAGGGGCAAGCGATTTTGAAAGAGCGAAAAGCGTAGGTGCGGTAGATGAATCTGAAGATAGCGGACAATAAGAGATACAACGCCGAACGCAAGGCCCAAAACGCTTTAATGAAACGGGATCTGGACCGTGAAAGGATCCTGGTAGAAATCTATCAGGAATCTTATAACCGCCTTCAGGCTCAAATAGATCAGTTTTATATTAGATATGCAGGGCGTGAAGGCTTGACCAAGCAAGAAGCAATGAAACGCGCTGATAAAATGGACGTTACCAAGTTCAATAGAAAGGCCTATAAAGCGGTAAAAGAAAAAGACTTTTCACCAGCTACTAATGAATGGTTAAGAGTTTACAACTTGAAGATGAAAGTAAGCCGGCTGGAACTTTTAAAAGCTGAATTAGACTTGGAAATTCAAAACCTAACAGCGGAAACCTATGAAATGTTTGATAAGGCCCGTAGGGATGAAATACTAAGCGAATTTAAGCGCCAAGCGGGGATTTTGGGTAATTCTTCCACGGGAGTGAAAAAGCGTTTAGAAGCGATTTTAGACGCTGATTTCTACGGTGAATCTTTTTCAAGTCGTGTCTGGGGTAAAACAGGCTTACGGCAAGCCCTACAAAAAGACGTGTTTGCTTCCCTAAACCGTATTTACACGGATATGATGGGTTATAAACAGGAACGGGACAGGCTAGCTAAAAAATACGGTGCTAGCCGGTCAAGTGCTGAAAGGTTGATAAAAACAGAAATAGCCCGAATTAATGCGGACACTCAAAAAAAAATGTTAGTGGCTAATGAGTTCACACATTTTATTTTTGTAGCAGAACCAGGAGCGTGCGAGATCTCA